CATTAGCTGGATTTGCAATAAGGGGTGATCATAGTGCGATATTGCAAATTCTTGATGGTACATATCAAGGTTCTTATATAGTATACGGCGTTGATGACAGAATTGTTTATTTCAATACTTCACCAACAGAGCCAATTGATGGGTGCAATAACATATTCTCGTGGTCTGGATCATTGAGTACATGTTCATTTCCTTTCAGAATCATTAATCCAATTATTGACAATTACAACTATGGATCTTTGTGCAATATAATTCAGGACAATCTTGTTGTATTTGGCGATTCTTCTAAGGATTTTGGATTACTTGGCATCAAGTCGCAATTTGATGTTAATCAAGGAACTGCTTTATCTGCTTATGAAATTTCTATTCCCGCTTACGGACTAACAAATTATACAATATTGAATGTTGATCCTAGCGGAAATTTAACTATAGATTATGACAGTACTCTTCCTTCTTCTTCCTCTACAAATATAAGCTACACAATTTATAACGGTGCTACTCCAGTTACCACAGGAACATTAGGTTTTCTAACTGTTACCACCAGAGGCCGGGTTACAGTTTTGAATTCGTCTTTGCTACCAATAAGCAGCATGATAACTGGACCAAATTTTTATCATAATGTTAGTTCAATTGATTATGAAATATCCAGTTTGGTTGATGGAACAACAGACCAGTTTTATATAAGCGGTTATAATGGTGGTACTATAGCTGGACTTAATATGGTTATCACTAAAAGAATGGTTGACAATGTCATTGGCTACATGAGTCATCGTGGCATGAACATTCAATTTTCTGGAATTGACTACGAAACAAGTCTTGGAATTCAAGATGGATCAAACAATATTTTACCATATGTTGATCCTGTAGTAAATAATTTCATGGCTAATTATATTGTCGAAGTTGATGGTGTAAATTATTGGATGTCGGGTATTAACGGAAATAGTCCAGCAGGCGATACTACAATAAATTTAAGTGGTCCTGACATTTATTGGAGAACTTTGCTAAACGGAGGAACATCAGTTACAGTCAATATGTATAAATACAATAGCTTGGGATCAACGATTCCCGGCCAACAATCAGGTCAACCAACTCATACTTTCCAAAAGCTGGATAGATCAGGAAGTCCTAATGTTACTGGGACAAATGAGTTGAATGATGCGATAGTCGCTTCTCTGAGTGTTGAAGATCAGGGAATGCCGAAGGAAAACATAAAGCAGAAAGAATCAATCTCGTATAAAATTGTTTATTCCAATGGAAGCGGAGAAGAAGGCACACTATGAAAGATCTAATTAACAGTATCAAGACCCGTGGCGATGTGCAGATGATAATAGATTATGCTTGTGGAAAGCGTGAGATTATTGAGTTTCCAAACACGGTATTAAATAATGGTCGTGAAGCTCTAGCTGCTTCTCTCGGAAACAAATTTACTGGAAATTATAGTTTCTACATTAACAGGATGATTTTTGGAACTGGTGGAACTACTGGCGGAAATGTAAAATTCGTTGATGCTGGTAGAAATGGTTTGTTTTGTGGTTCTCCAGTTTCATCAAAGCCCGTCATATCCGCAATTGATCCTAATGTTAATTCGCAGATAATTTTGACCTCTGTTTTGGCAACTGGTGATGCAGTTGGCGAAACTCTCAACGAGATGGCATTGCAAATGGCCACTGGTGATTTGTACAGTATGGTTACATTTCCTGATTTGACTAAAACAGATCAGATGAGTATCATTTGGAATTGGACTCTAAGCTTTATCTAATATTGAAGGGGGAAAATGCCTGACTTAAATGGTTTACCAGTTCCACAATACAATGCTGGCCAGCCTTATCATTGGGAATATGACAATCTGCCTTTGCAAACATTGGCTGATAGGGATGATCTGATCAATGCTGTTGTAGACACTCATCAAGAGATTTTAAGAAATAGTGCTGGCACTGTAGGAACATTGGCTAATCGTCTTGATCAATCGATTCAAGATGATGGTAATTTGCTTACTAGTGCTGTTAATGATGCCTTGCACAATATTGCAAAACACACAGATGGTAGTACTACCGTTTCTGGTTCTGATCTTACAGATTACCAAAATCTTGGTTATGTGACAGTAAGCAATCCTGTTCCTTTTGTGAGGATGCTAGAGGCGGAGAGAGATAAGCTTTCTCTTGTTGCAGATGAAGCCACTAAGTTGTTGGTTGATGTCAACACGCCATCTCTTGTTTATACATTCGGTGATGGTGGTATTGACAATCTTGTCTTGGCTGAGTCAACTAGTATTGGATGGACATTTGAAGGCCCGAATAGCGTAAAGCCGGAAATTAAATTTTCTATTGCTTTTGCCCATCGTCATTATTATGATTTAGAACCAGTAACTAGCAATTACATCAATTTTCAGGTCAATAGCCCATCTACTCCATACATGGAAGACAGTTTGCGAGTTTATATCAATGGTGTGAGACTTAATTCAGAGTATAATGTATATGTTCCAAACAACACCGTAAGCACATGGACTTCCAATAGGTTCACTCCAAGTCATCTTGCTGGGACATTTGCGCTTGCGACTGCAATCAATGCTTCTGATATAATCAGAATTGATTTTGATGTAGCTGTAACATAGGAGCTTGCATGTCATTTATAAACTGGGTGAAGAATAGAGATAATGATCTTTATTGTGAGTTCATCTTGCAGGATGAGTATGGCAATGAAAATACAGACAGCAAAAAAGAACTTGTTGTTCTGGTCGGACCTCCAGCAGTTGGCAAAAGCACATATATAGCTCAAAAATTTCATTCAGATGATGTTTTTGTTGTAAGTCGTGATGAAATAGTTGATCGTGTATCAAAAGATTACGACATGACATATGATGATATGTTTGCATTACCTCCAAAAGATGCTTTGCCAAATACTAGCGTGGCTGGAATGGAAAAGTATGGGAATGTGCAAAAAGCTCCTTTGTGGATGAAATGGACTCCCGTGGTTTTCGATAGAGTTCAAGAAGCGAATGATAGAATAAATAATTTATTGCAAAAAAGATTTGCTGATGCAGTAAATTCTGACCTGAATATTGTTGTTGATATGACAAACATGACAGCTTCTGTTCGCAAGAACGCTTTGAAACATGCAGACAAAAAAGATTATTTCAAAAGAGCGGTAGTTTTTACATTTCAGGATTCTGATCTTCCTGAATTGATGAGAAGAATGAAAGAAAGAAGCGATAAGATTAGAAAGCAGGGAGGAAGCAAAACAATTGGCGAAGATGTCGTCAATAGAATGATTCAAAGTTTTGAAGCTATAGATCCGAAAGAAGGATTTGACCGAGTTGACACAATCAATACTTTTTCTGTTTGATTGTATCAAAGCATTTCTCTTATAATTACGGAGGAGTGCTTATTGTGACTATGTTTTCAAACAAAGATTTGAAAGTGTGTTTTGTAATTTTATCGCCAGATTGTGCTGTTAATCTAATCAAAAATACAGCCAGTTCGATCAAATACCACTATCCAAAATTACCTTTTATAACAATTACGGAATCATCAGCAATCAAAGAAGATGTGGCTGAAATTAAAAAAATATGCCCTGTATACAAGGGAAATGAAACAATAAGTTCTCTTATAAATGTTGGAATGCGCCACTCTCCTGCCGAATGGGTTTTTCTTGTAATAGCTGGAACAAATGTAAGACCAAACCTTGATTCCAAATTTTCATTCTATGTTGCAAATGAAAAAGATATTCTTTATCCAGTTGCAAATTACAAATATAATTTTATTGATGCCACTTTGAATGGATTGTTTATAAATCGCAAAACATTCAGGGAAGTTGGAGAAATGCAGGAAAGTGGCTCTCTTGACATGGTTAAACTTGCTTGGGCAGCGGAAGCTGTCGAATATGGTTGTAAGTTCAAGGCAATAGTAGGCAGTAAAATGTGCTAAGGAGCATGACATGGAACTTGTAAAAAATGAATTGCTGAAAGAAATTGATGAAGTGATTTCAAAAAGAGAAATCAATCAAAGACATAGTTATTTTCAGTTAAAGTATTTTTTGATTGGCAAAGAGCCGACAATGCAATCAAAAATGTGGCAATGCCTTCGGGAAATGAAAAATAGAAGCGAAAGCTTGAAAAGCATTGATCTTGAAACTGAAGAGTTAAAAGATAAGTTGGAGCTACTAGATATTAATGTCCAAAAAGTAAAACATGACAAGGATAAATCCCTACCTGAAGATAAGATTTTACATGATCTTTTTATGAAAGAATGTGACATTAAAATTCGCCAGTTGGATCGTCAAAAAAAGGCTTTGGAACAAAGTTATAAGGATATTCAAGAAAGAAGGCGTTGGATATCAGAGGAAGGTAAGTTTTTTCTGGAAACATTCAAAAATCTGGAAAAGATTGAACCACTCAAACATTTTGATGATTTGGAGGCTCAAAAGGAATACTGGCAAGAAAAACTTACCCAAAAAGTTAATCTTAAGATGTTGACCCAGAACACAATTGATGTCGATCTTATTGAAACAATTGTGGCTTTGCCAGACGACTTAAAAATCAAACAACAAACACTACAAACATTAAACTTAAAACAAAATGAAATACTTGTTAAACTTTCAGAAACAGCCAAAAAACTTGAATCTAAGAATTTGAAGGAGACTTGATGGCAGTAACAAAAATATCATCGTATGATACTGGTTATGTTACAGGAAATTTATCTCTTTATCCAGAGGCGATAGATTCAAGATATCAGCTTTATGAGGCAAAAAACAATGCCGAAACTAAATTATCTCAATCATTAACATATACTGCAAAATTTATTTTAGTCGAAAACAATGATAGTTTTCCATCAACAGGCATCATCAGGATTGGTCCTCCTCCCGGCCAATCCGGTGCCGCAGAGATGATTTATTACGACAATAAATCTCAAGGGACTTTTAAGAATTTGATAAGGGGATTCGCTGGATCAAGGCAAAATCCTTGGCCAGTTGGAAGTTATGTTACAAGCGCAGTTTTCGCAGAACATCACAATAGTATCAAGGATGCCATAATCAACATCGAAACAAATGTTGGAGTTGAAACAAATCCATTATCTACTTCCCTCAATGGTATCCTTAAGACTCAAGAAA